ACCTGAGTTCTTCAAACCTTTGTATCGTGAGTTTGTCAAGACTAATGGTAAGGTAGATGACATCGATAAGCTGATGCGTCTTGCTGAGAATCGTATTGGATTTATCAAGAAAGCATTTGTTGATGGTAATCCTGAAGTACCTAGTATGCTTGTCCAGGAACTACAGGGTGTACGGTATAACAATATCCTTACCGGATTGGCCCCTGTAAGGGCTCTAGGAGGCGCTGCAATTGGTCTTGTAGGTAAACCCCTTACCACACTAGTTGGAAGCCGTATAGCAGGCGATTCTGATGCATTTAAACGTGCTATGTTTACCTTTGGTGGTATTCAAGAAAATTTCCAGCGTGGTCTTAAGGTTATGCAAGAGGAATGGCGATTTGCTGTAAATAATCCTCGTGCATCAATGGCTCGTGGTCGTGAAGATCTTGACATTAAAGCAATGCAAGATTGGGACACCATGGAAGAAATGGCTGAGATCTGGCGTAATAGCGGTCAAAATGGTAAGGCTGCAATGTGGAATATAACTAAAAACTTATACGCTTTCAACAATAGCTTTATTCCTAGGCTTGGTATTAATTCTATGTATGCCATTGACGGTTTTGTTAAGTCAATGTCTGCATCAATGTCAGCTCGTGCCCGTGCATACGACGATTTGTTTGATGCTGCTAATGGTGCTATTGATGAAAATGCTTTTAAAAATCTACAGCAAAAGCTATATGATGACGCATTTGACGAGAGTGGTGTTCTAACTGATGAGGCTGCTAAGTTTGCATCAGGTGAAATCAACCTTAACCTTGACAATAAACTTGTGTCTAGCCTTGAAGGTGTAATGCGTCAGTTCCCAATCCTGAAGTCAGTCTTTATGTTCCCTAGAACTGGTGTTAATGCTTTGAACCTTGCTTCTACATTTAACCCACTTGGTCCTCTTGGACTTGCTGTTGGTAAAGCACGTAAGGTACTTAATGCTGCAAGTAAAGCTGAAATTGATGAGGTCCTTGCTGATCATGGTCTAGCTGGTCAAGGTATTGAAGCATTTAATGCATTGAAAGGTGAGTACATTGGTCGTCAATCTATGGGTTCTGCTGTTACTACAGGTGCCCTTATGATGGCATTTAATGGTAACATGACAGGTAATGGACCACAAGATAATGCAGAAAAGCGTCGTATGATTGCTATGGGATGGCAACCATTGTCATTTAAAGACCCTATTAGTGGTGAGTGGCGCAGCTACCGAGGTTTTGAACCATTTGATACGTTCCTTGGTCTTGCTGGTGATATGGCATATCAACTACAACGTGTTGATCAATCCGTTACTGAAGATTGGTTCCGTGCATTGTCTGCTTCCATCAGCTACAACATTACTAATAAAAGTTTCTTGAGTGGCTTTGAGCCACTGTCTGGTTTGTTGTCTGGTGATGCTGGTGCTAGGGATCGTTGGTTTTCGATGATGGCAGACTCTACTATACCATTGACTGGTGTACGTTCTATTCTTAATAAAGCTATTTCTCCTGGTCTAAAGGAAGTAGAAAACAACTGGTGGAATTATCTTGCTAACCGTAATAAGTGGCTACCACCTGTTAACGATAAACTGCATAATATGCTTGATGTTTACACTGGTGAACAGATTAAATATTTTGAACCTGTAACTGCTGGTATTAATTCTTTGCTCCCGTTTTTTAAAACTAACGGTGGTATGGAGGAATGGCGTCAAAAACTCCTTGCATCAGGATGGGATGGACTACAGCGACCTCGTACTAACCCAGTAACCAATAAAGTTGTTACACCTGAAGAAATCTTCCACATTAATAATTGGATTGCTCAGAACTATAGCCTTGGTGAAAAGGTAGAGAAATTACTTAATAAGTTTGAAAACATGGGTGAGGCTGAAATGAAGCGATATGCAAAAGCACGTGGATTTAAGTCACAGAAAGAAATGCCTATTAAAAAAACTTTGCTGCACCGTGAGCTAACTAAACTACATAATGATGCTTACAGTCTTGCATGGAATGATTACCGTAGCCGTAATATTGAACGTTCTAATGGTGAACACATCCAAAGTATTGCAGAGCAACGATTGAGTCAAGGTAAATACCAAGAAGCTAGACGGTTATCAGATCAAGCCAAAGAACTTAGTGAACATCCTCTATCTCAAATGAAATGACCGTACCTAACACTTTCCAAACCGGTGTAGCTATTCGTGCTTCTGATCTAAACGGTAACTTTACTGATATTGATACCCGGTTTACTAATAACATTATCATTGATAGTGGTCAAACAGTGGCTACTAAATTTAAACTACGCTCTGCAAATGGCACAATCTATGATGTGACTGTGTCAAATGCTGGCGTTCTTACTGTAACAGCAGCATGAAAAAGAAAGCTACTGAAGACCAATTTAATGAGCTACATAATCTTGTTACTAAGGAGTTTCTCTCTCGCATTAAGTCGGGAGAGGCCTCCACCCAAGATCTTAAGGCAGCTTGTGATTGGCTAAAAACTAACGACATTTCAGGAGTTGCATTCGACGGTAATCCTCTTGATAAACTGGCAAATATTATGCCACAGGTAGATCCAGAAATGGTCCAACGGAGGCTTTATGGCAAAAGGCAGAACTCAGAAGTTTTATGATAAAAACCCTGCTGCTAACCAACGTCGGTTAAAACAGCAAGGTAAATATCAGGAAACTAAAAAGGGTGAATCCCTTAAAATTCAAGCCAATAAACTAAATAGAGAGTTAGGTACTTACGGTAACGGTGATGGGTTAGACGCATCACACACAAGCAAAGGCGGTCGTCTCGCATCTAAAAAAGCTAACCGTGCCCGCAAGGGTATCCATTCCTAATGACTCCTCTCCTTCCAACACCTGACCACTACCTCTACAACCTAATAGCCATGACGTCCTCTGAAGCCAAGCGCCTTTGGAGGCGCGGCATTAAAGAACATTTTGATTGTACATGCATTTATTGCGGAGAAACTTATGACATCAACGACCTTACTATTGATCATGTTCATCCTCGCTGCCGTGGCGGTGGAGATACGAACAATACAGTATGCGCCTGTTTACAATGCAATCAAGACAAAGGAAGTCAAGACTGGAAGGATTTTATCCAACGCTTCAACAATCCGTTAAGAACACAACTACTTGAAAATTACATTAAAGCATAATGGCACAATCTAAAAGAACTGCTGCTAGTTACTTGGCAGAAAGCCGTAACACGACTACTGGTAACCCTTTTATGGGAAAAACACTGGCACAAATGAAAGAAATGTACAGTGCGATGACACCCGAACAACGTGGTAAAAACGTTGGAACATTTAGACGGGCTGCTGCAGCTGCTGCTAAATCAAAAGCCAAGGCTAACCAACAACAAACACGTACTCCTACTAAACCTACTAAACCTACTAAACCTACTAAACCTACTAAACCTACTGAACCTACTAAACCTACTAAACCTTCGTCTACAAATACTCGCAGAAATCGTCAAGCTGGTTCTACAGGTGGGCGTGGCAATGCACCTAGTGGCACACGTGGCGATAATTTGCCATCAAACCCTAAACTTAAGAGTCAACCTAAACCTAAAACTAAATCTAAGCTACGAAGAGGTTCTGGTTTAGGAGGTCGAAAAAAACCAACAATGTTTAACTTGACAGCTATGCTTCGTGAACTTGGTGGTGTTGATCCTAAAACTGGTCGTAAGAAAAAGTAATTATGTACTCTCGTCCCGTAAATAAACAGGCTCCTCCTGTTAGCAGCATGGGTAGTATGCGTGCTAAAGCTCGTCTACCTAAAACATCACCTACAGGTGCTATTCAACCCGGTCCTAAGGCTCCTGGTTTCGACCCTGTAGCCGGTGGTCCTATGGCGTCAAAAGCAACACCTAAAACTGACCGTACTGGTGTACCAATGACACAGATTTTTGATGATGCTAGTCAAAAATATAATGGTGCACAACGTTCTAAAAAAATGACCTACTGATAATATCATGCCGTCCGCAAGGGCGGCTTTTTTTATTATGGAAATATCTGATCAACAATGGCTTCAATTTAAAAGATGGCAAGCTAGAGCTAATCGTCAACAAAAAACTAGACCTTATAGAGGTAGATCTCAAAGAGATCCTGATAGTGTAATTGGATATCATTCAAGAGGTATAACTCCAGAACATCCTTTTGGTGAACGCCATCATTTAGTTGGATTAGCCAGGATGAATCCTGTTTATCAAACAATTAAAACAAAGGATCAACTTGCTCAATTTACTACAAAATTAAGAGAAAGTGGTGTTGTATTAGGTGATTCTTGGGAACAAATGATTGAAATTCCAAGAGCACTACATGATTCTCCTAATGCTGAATCTATACATCGTATTGAACAAAATCTTGGTCTTGATGACCCATTAAGGTACGTTCCTAAAAACGCTACTTTTGATGATGCTATTGCTGCTATCCCTTTAATTGCAAAAGATCAGCAAGAATCTAGACGAAGAATACAAGATCTTCAATTTAGACAAAAAACAATCGGTGATCCTATTGGTGAAAAATTTTTTGGTTTTTCAGATGCTGTTTTAAATCCATTAGATAAAAAAGCCACCTTCCGTAATGTTGAATTTAAAAAAAAGCAAATTAAAAAAGGAAAACGTATTTTACCTGTTCCTAATAAACATATTCAACAAGTAAAAAATCAAGTACAGCAACGAATTTTTGGTAATAGATTGACTGGAACTGCTAACACTTTAGATACAATGTTTCAAATGCAAGGATCTTCTCTTGAAGAAGCTGCAGAAGCAAGTCGAAACACTACAGAACGTCGTGAAGAAGCAGCTAAAATTGCTAGAGAAAAAGGGGGTTTATTTGGTATGCCTGATTTTGGAATTTCAGAATATTGGGCTGGTAAATCTTTTATTGATGATCAAAGGCAGAAAGTATTGCGTAGACATCTCTTGTAAACCTCTACAACGCCCCTAAACCACCCTAAAGGTACAAACACACATGACTAATGTTTTAGACGCCTTACAGGGCGATTTCAAGCTGTTTCTGCAAGCTTTGTGGGACCAGCTTGACTTACCTTCACCAACACGAGCACAATATGCAATCGCAGACTATCTTCAGAATGGACCTAAACGTCTTCAGATTCAAGCTTTCCGTGGAGTTGGAAAATCTTGGATCACAGGAGCATTTGTCCTCTGGACTCTCTTTAAAGATCCTGAGAAAAAAATAATGATCATTTCCGCATCTAAAGAACGTGCGGATAACATGTCAATTTTCCTACAGAAACTTATTATTGAAACCCCATGGCTAAAACATCTGCAACCGAAATCGGACGATTCTCGCTGGAGTCGCATCAGCTTCGACGTCCTCTGTTCTCCTC